TTTCATCTGCACGTACAAATTCGGTTTGGCGTTGATGGACTGCAGGGCTTCCTTGTCGATGGCCTCGGCGTCCACCCACTTCAGCGGAATCAGGTGCATGAACGCGTCGTGCACGTAATCCATGCAATCATTTAATTTCTCTTGCAGCGGAATGAGCGGCGTGCCAAGCGCCGGGCGGTGCATGCCATCGCCCGGGCGCGGCGGGATCAGCGTCCAGTGGTCGTCCAGCTGCTCGCGGCGCGCTTCCACCACCTCCTTGCCGACCATGGCGATCATGCAACCCTTGGGGAAAGTGTCGTACAGCCACTGGCGCTTTTTCTTGTCCTCGATCTCGCGATAGAACGCCGGGCGCAGCCAGGTCAGCGTTTCGGTGGTCTGATAGGTCATGGCGTCGTTGGTCATGTTGGAAGGGCGCATGCCGGTCATGATGGAGGTGCGCGCCAGACGAGCGTATTCGGTGTTGGCGGTGGGCGTTTGCATGGGATGCAGGTCGTCGGCCTTATCGGGATACTTGGTCTTCATGCGCGTGATGTCGTACTCCTGCGACTTCTGCAGGTACTCGCATTCGTTGATGTCCCGCGCCTGCAGCGGCACTTTCACTTCCAGCACCCCGTAAACCTCGATGACCTCCTGGCCGCGCGGGTCGCCGCGTTCGAAGCTTTCCTCCTCCGCGCCGGGGCCTTTGCTTTCCGGCAGGTAACCCAGCTCGTCCTCGATTTCCGATTTCGTTTCGTAACCGAAGCGCTGACCATCGATGACGTAGCGGGTGTACGCAGCGGCCAGCGCGTCGGTCCACAGAAATCGGCACATCTCTTCCTGCAGCACGATCATTTTGTTGGCGCGCTCGATCAGCCGCGCCGCGTCGCTGGAATTTTCCGCCGCCGAAACATCCGCGGGATTGTCCGGTTCGTCGGGTTCGAAGCGCACCGAAGGCGTGCCGGCGGTAAGCGCGGCGATGATGGTGTCCCCGAAAGCCAGATAAATATTTGTCTCTTGCGCATGGTCATCGTAGCTCTGGCCGCCCACGAGAATCAGCTGCGGCAGCACCCACGCGCCGTTTTTCCCGGGCAGCAGATACTGGTTGCCACGCCAGAAGTAGCGCGCCTTCCAGGCGTCGCGGATCTGCAGGCGGTAACTGGTGAGATCGCGCTGCGCGGCGCGGTCCACCAGCGTTTTGAGCAAGCCCTCTTTCTCTTCGGTATCCAGGCCGGAGTCGTCCTCCTCCTCGAGGTCGACTTGATCTTCCTCGGCCACGGCATCCACCGGGCAAAGCTCCCCGGGCTGGAACTCCTCGAGTTCTTCCTCCTCGGTTTCCTCTTCGCGCTCCAGCACTTCTTCGTCTTCGGCCATCACCCACCTTTGCGATGCTTTGCGTACACCAGCGCCAGGTTGGCGCGTTTTTTGGTCTTGCCGCTCACGCCTTCGGGATGCGCTTTGACGTGGCGCGCGTAGGCCGTGGCGGTCGAATATCCGGCGCGATGCGCGGTGCGCGTGAGCGAGCCTTCGGTGCCTGCGTGTTTCTGGCGTTGCGACTCTTTCTGCATCCACTTCTCAGCCATGCTTCGTCTCCCGGTAGTGATGTCTTACCATTCCCGGCCACGCTTTCTCTGCTTGGTGCTTTCGAGATAGTCCTGCTGCGATTTGTACTCCTCGGCGGTGCGCGAGCGCAGCCGCGGATGCAGCACGTCGGTTTCGGGATCGCGCTGGTAGCGCGCGCCGCCGAGCACCATCGGCACGATGGTGTCGTGGGCCACCTTGGCGCCCCGCACTTCGTCGGGATGCGTCCATTCGGAAATGGCGTACGGCGTGTCCGCGCCCGAGGGAATGACTCGTTCGCCCTGGTGCAACTGGTACGCACCGGTTTCCGGCACCAGTCCGCCTTGCTGGAAGCTGCCCTTCACCGGGATGTCGTGGCCTTCCTTGCGCAGGTAGGCCAGATGAATGGCGCGCGCTTGCGCCTTGCTCTTGACGATGGGTCCACCCTTTCCGCTGTGCAGTTTGTGCTCGCGGAATTTCTTCATGATCTCTTTTGCTGGCATTACAGAAGTCTGTCCTTGATGCGGCGATCTTTCTGCCGCTTCACTTTCCCCTGATCGCTTTCATCGTCCACGAAATCGAGCGAATCGTCCTGCGTCTCGAGCGGCGTAGGCGGGGGCACGGCGGTGTTCAGCACGTTCACCAGACGCCCCAGCAGCGTGCCGTTTTTATCGACGAACCACACTTCCTTGTTGGGCACTACCGTCGATAACATGGCCTTGAACGGATAATCATGGGCGATCTGCAGCGGCGCAATCTGCGGCCACAGCCGATAGTTCACCCACGCGATATCCGTCTGCGGGAAGCGCACGAAGCCCTTGCGCACCATGTCCTGCGTCAGCGGCGCTCCGTTGGCATTGATATTTTCTCCGGTGCTCATTTTTCGATGCGCTTCATAAACGCGCGGTGCCAGCGCACCACCTCGTCGTATTCCTCGCGGTGCTGGCGCAGCTGCTCAGCGGTGCTCGTGTTCGTTGCAGCAGCCTCTTTGTTCCACCAGGCCTTCCACTTCCTCACAAGGGCTCGTAGCATCTCCAGGCCTCGCCATGAACCGGCAGCTCACGCAGTGCGTGTCGCCCTGGTCCGTGTAGCCGCTCTCTTCCTTCGAAACTTTGGTGATGCGCCAGAGATGCTCGAGGCGCGTGGGGTGCGGCACGCCGTTGACGTATAGGCCGCAGACGCCGCCCGCCGCAATGTCGCCGCGCACCTCGATACACTCGCCTGTATTGCGGATAAATTTCCAGCACGCTCCACATCGCGCACCAGCCGCGCGACCAATCGAAGCAGGTTTGAAGTAGAGAACCGCGCTCTTGGCATCTTTGTGATCGCTCATCAGTGCCAGAAACACTCGAGTTTTGGAAACAGCAGATGGTGCTCGCCTTGCAAATGCGCGAACACCACTTGCATCAGAATGATTTGCTCTTCGGGCACCAAAAAAACACATTCCCATCCGCACTCGCACTTCATGCTGACGAGACCGGCGACGGCCTGCGGAACGGGATCGAGTTTTTCCCGCGGCGCCACATCAGCTCATGAAGCCGACACGCGAGCCGCCCATGCCCGCCCGTGATTCCGCGCCTTCGTGCTCGCCGGCCACTTCCTCGTCCTCGCGGCCCATGTCGCCCAAGTGCGCGGTGTCCTCGCCCATGGCATGCATGCCGTGTTCGTGCGCTTCGCCAAGCGTGTCGTGCTCGGCGTGGTGCACGTGGCCGTCCTCGTGATGCGTCACCGACTCGTAACCCTGGTGCGTCTTGTGAATGGCGTGATGAATGGCTTCGCCATGCTCGCCCACGATGTTCTTGATCTCGTCGTGCTGCGAAGCGGCGTGCGCGCCGCCGGATTCGCCGCCGGTTTCATGCGGGCGCTGTTTCTTTTTGCTCTTGCCCTTGGCCTCGTTGTAGCGGTCCACGAGCTGCGCGTTGCCGCTGATCTTGCCGTCGTAAGATTCACTGCCCCGCATTGGTCACCTCCTCAGTGTCCCATTTACCGCTTTTCTCGATCTCTTCCTGCTGCGCTTCGGTGAGCGCGTTCCATTCGCGCTTCAGCTCCGCGAAGCTTTTGCGCGTCGGCAGTTGCGTGCGCTCGAGAGTCGCGGCGCGCGCCGGCGGCAGGTCAGTGCGCGTGGCGTAGTGCTGCTGCGCGGCATTGCCTTGACTGGCCATGGCCAGCTCCAAGCGCTCGCACTTGCCGCGATAGAACTCCAAGTCGCGGCGCAGCTCCACGAGCCGCTCGCGCTCGAGCTTCAGATCCGACTCGAGCAAGCCGATGTAGCGCTGCCCGAGATCGCGCCAGGTGAATTCCAGTTGCAGAGGCCTGCTCATCGCCTGCGACTCCGATTGATCGTGAAGGTCACGCCCTCGGCCGGGTTGCGCGAGGTCAGCTGCAGATACTTCAGGTACTTCTGCGTGTTGTCGGGGATAGCCTGAATGGCGCGCTGATATAGCACCTCTTTGGGAATGTCCTGCTCGCTCGCGTAGCTCATCACCCCATAGCGAAACGCCTCGCAAACGTCGAGAAACAATTCGTGGCCTTCCTTCTGCGCGTCCTCGAGATTCTTCTCGTCGCGCATCAGCTTGGGAATAGAATCGATCACGTCGGGACAGGAATCCAAAACGGCCACGGCGTCAGTGTCCAAGAGTGTGTAACAGAGCCGCCATCCGTCCACGCGACGATTGTTTGCACGTTCAGGCCGGGGCAGGTTGTACTCCACGAACACGTCGCCCATCTTGTCGGCAATGCTGTGAAACTGGTCGATCTTCGAGAATCGGTCTGGGGAAAGGTAGATGTGTCCGACATGATCTGGCTTGTCTCCGGTATGGTTGGCGTGCGCGATCTTCTCGGCAACCAGCTGCTCGTTCATCTGGCGCATGACCAGCTGGCGGTAGCACAGCAAAATGGTGCGCTGCTTGCCGCCAAGCGAATCGCGCACCAGCACCCGCGTCCACCACAGCACTACCGTGGAGTGCTCGAAGCCCCAATCGATGCTGACCCACCGCTCTTGCCACGGTTCAAAAGTGACCTCGCCGAAGGCTTTGACATGACGTAGCGGGTCCCAGTTCTGGAAAAACTGCCCCGCGAGTATGTTCCAGTCACCAGGAATCCAAGCCGCGCGGAGAACCGGATCAACAATGGATTCCAGTTTGGCGATGTAGTCTTTGTCGTCGCGATAAACAAAGTTGTCCTCGAAGGTCGAATGCACCGCCAGATAGTCGTCGGGATTGTAGTTCAAGGCCATCTCGCCGACCGGCTTCTTGGTAATCCACAGCGCCTTCACCCACCCCGAGCCCGAGCCGTTCGGATTGGTGACCGCCGCCATGCGCGGGCGCACCGCGTAGCTTTCGCCGTCGAGCAAATAGGTCTTGAACGGGCAGCGATTCGAGCCCTTCAGGAAATCCCACTGCCGATAGGTGAACTGCGTGAGCT